CAAATGGAAGATGCTGCGCATATCCATAAACTGAAAAAAGAAGTTTGGTTAGAAGTATTAAGCGATTACCCAAGCGAAGGTGAAGAAGAGCGATTATGGCATTGCTTACATGGCAGGGCTTACGGAGTCAACTGCAAGAAGTGTGAAAGAGAAGATGATGATTAAAGCGGAGACCTCTAATACATACCTATGATGTACGGAAAATAGAATCTAAAGAGACACACGACTACATCCTCAACATCCATTATGCAAAGCGTCTCCCACAGATTATGTACGCATACGGTTTATTCCGAGATGACAATCTCGTAGGCGTTATTACTTACGGTCGTCCCCCTGCTCCGTCTGTGTCTAAAGGTGTTTTAGGAACAGAGCATAAGAACCTAGTTCTTGAACTTAATCGTTTATGTCTTAAAGACAATCTTAAAAACGAAGCATCACAACTTGTTGGAGGTTCTTTAAAACTTCTTCCTACTCCGCTTGCAGTTATTTCTTATGCAGATACATCGCATGACCATCTCGGTATTGTTTATCAAGCAACAAACTTTCTTTACACAGGGCTCTCATCCAAACACACAGACTGGGCAGTAAAAGGAATGGAAGGAACTCATACGAGAACCTTTAACCATATTGCCGATGCAATTCCCGGAGATAAAAAGAATCTTGAAAAAATCAAAGAACTTTATGGTGACCGTTTCTACTACATTGACAGACCAAGAAAACATCGGTACATTATCTTGTTAGGGAGCAAGTCAGAAAAAAGAACGCTAAAGAGTCTTCTAAAGTACCCAGTTCTTCCGTATCCTAAAAGGAGTAAAGATGCTTGATAGTAATGGTGATTACCACCCTAACGACCCATCTGCAGAGGACGAAAGACTGTACAGAATTTTAGATAAACTGAACAGTATTAGAAAGCATCATCAAGTACGAGGTGACTCAGAGCAGTTTATTCTTGGTATCTTACTAAGTACTGATATCGTAACTGCTGAAATACGAGGAGAAATTCACAAAATAGATACCAGTACTACGCACCCCGACCAAATACCCCTAATCTAGCACTGCTAGTATTTTACTTCTAACGCAAATACCACCCCCAAAAAAGGATTACCTATGTCTACTGTTGTATTCTCATTTCGTCTAACCGAAGAATATGTTGCTTCTTACAAAGATAAAAAAGCACCGTTTGGATATAGAGATGCAGGTGGTAACTCGGTAGGCGAGATTACATTCTTACGCACATACTCGCGCAAGAAAGAAGACGGAACTAAAGAGACTTGGGTAGATGTTTGCGAGCGCGTTATCAACGGCATGTACTCACTTCAGAAAGACCACTGCAAGACTAACCGTCTTCCTTGGTCAGATGCTAAGGCTCAGGCTTCTGCAAAAGAAGCGTTTGACCGTCTATTCAATTTAAAGTGGACACCACCAGGTCGCGGACTTTGGGTTATGGGGACCCCGATTGTAAACGTACAAAAGAACTCTGCTGCTCTGCAGAACTGTGCGTTTGTTTCAACACTTGAAATGACAAAACTAAATCCTGCTAAGCCATTTGGTTTCTTGATGGAAGCGTCAATGCTTGGCGTTGGTGTTGGTTTTGATGATAAGGGCGCTGAAAAAGAGTTCACCATCTACGCACCTAAGTCAGAGTGCACAACAATGGTTATTCCAGACACTCGCGAAGGTTGGGTTGAATCAACTGTTGAACTTCTTAACTCATATCTAAAAGCAGACCACAACTGCTTAGAGTTTGATTACTCAGAGATTCGTCCTGAAGGTGCACCTATTGCAACCTTTGGTGGAACTGCAGCAGGTCACGAACCACTAGAGCGTCTACATAACTACATCCACAAACTATTCAAGGGACGCGCTGGTCAACTTGTTACAAAGAAAGATATTGCAGATATTGGCAACCTTATTGGTGTGTGCGTGGTGTCTGGCAATGTTCGTCGTAGTGCTGAACTCCTAATTGGTTCTATTGACGACCAAGATTTCTTAAATCTTAAGAACGCAGAAGTTTTCCCAGAACGTAATTCATACGACCCAGCAGCACCAGGCTGGGGATGGATGTCTAACAACTCTGTTTCTGTTTCAGTTGGTCAAGACCTTTCTCCTATCGTTGATGGCATTGCTCGCAACGGTGAGCCCGGCGTTATTTGGATGGACGTATCAAAGAAGTATGGTCGTCTTGCTGACCCAGCAAACAATAAAGACCATCGCATTGCTGGTTACAATCCTTGCGCAGAGCAGAGCCTAGAATCATTTGAGATGTGCACCTTGGTTGAAACATACTTAAACCGTCACGAATCATTAGAGGACTACAACCGAACTCTTAAGTTTGCATACCTCTACGCTAAGACTGTAACTCTTCTCCCGACTCACTGGGAGGAGACAAACGCAATCATGCAACGTAACCGTCGTATCGGAACTTCGATGTCTGGCGTAGCAAACTTTGCTGACCGTAAAGGTTTACCTGTTCTCCGTGACTGGATGGATAAGGGCTACGAGAACATCAAGAAGTATGACACTATCTATTCAGAATGGTTAGGTATCCGTGAATCAATCAAGACAACAACCGTTAAGCCATCAGGCACAGTGTCTATCCTTGCTGGAGAGTCGCCCGGCGTTCACTGGACACCAGGTGGAAAGTTCTTCAACCGAGCAATACGCTTTGCAAATTCTGACCCTATGCTCCCACTTTTCAAAATGGCAAACTACAGAGTCGAACCAGCATCAGAATCCCCAGACACAACCTCTGTCGTATTCTTCCCAATTAAGTCTGATGCAGAACGCGCAGAAAGAGATGTAACAATCTTTGAGAAGATGTCACTTGCTGCAGTTGCACAGCGTTACTGGTCAGATAACTCGGTATCCGTTACCGTTTCTTTTGACCCAGAGACAGAAGCAGACCACATTGGAACTGTTTTACATATGTACGACGGTCAATTAAAGACTGTTTCATTCCTTCCAAGTGGTAACTTCACCTACCCACAGATGCCTTACACGCAGATTACCGAAGATGAGTACCGCGAAGATGGCGAAATGAAACTATTCCCTATTGACTTCTCAGGTGTTTATGCAGGTATGGCAGCAGATGCAATCGGCGAGGCTTACTGCACCACCGATGCTTGCGAAATCAAACTCATTACAGAAAACAATAAGGATAAGTAATATGAAAAGACGCACAAAGAAAAACAACGAAGAATCTATGCTAGTCAAAGAAGACCAGTACCGCGCAGTCATTACCTACCTACCAAATAAGAATGGATACAAAGCATCCGTCCAACGTAGAATCGGTATAGATGAGTGGGTTAAAGTTCAATGTGGACTTAAAGGAGTAGTTTTTGCTTCAAAAGAGTCTGCTGAAAACAGAGCAAGATATAAAATTAAAGAACAAAAAGGTATGGACAATGCAGAAAAAAACTCTTACATTGTCTACGATGATTAGGGTAGAATAGCAGTATGCCTACATACGACTACATCTGCTCAAGCGACCACCTCTACACAGAAGAGCGCTCAATCCACGAGGACCAAAAAGTCTTTGAGTGCCCAGAATGCAAAGAAACTCTTAAGCGTGTTTTCATTGCTGTCCCAGTTACTTTCCAAGCACCCGGCTTCTACGCAAGCGAGCGAAAGAGTCTAGGATTATGAGCCTTCAACCCTTAACAGGTTCAGGTATCCAATTGGATACAGTGACCGATACTGCCCCAGCAGAGCCCGGAGACCACGACAAGTTTGCTCACTATGCCCCTAAAGATGAGATAACCTACGCACTTATACACGGCGCACCAATCATGGCTCTGTGCGGAAAGATATGGGTTCCGTCCAGAGACCCCAACGGTTTTAGTGTCTGCCCTGCTTGCAAAGAAATCTATGAAGAACTGTCTAAGGATAATCCTGACGATTATATGTCCTGATAAACTGAAAGTTGACATACGTTTGGCATAGTAAATAGGACTGTGCCTGTTTGTAACTGGAAGTACAGGCAGGAATATGAAGAAATACAACGCGCTTATTTGCGCACTTATTTTAGTTATTGGAGTCTCGGCTATCCCAGCCTTTGGTCTTAACAGGGGAGACTACCAACTAAAAGAATCTAAATCTAATCAAGTAATTAAAACTGGTAAGTGGACTACTTTAAGTTTTAAAGGAGATGACTCCCTTAAAAGGACAAAAAACTATCGCACATTGTTCTGCACAAAAGTCCATCTTGACACCAGAAAAGGCTCCCCTACATATGTAAAAGTGAGGTTTGCTCGCGTAAAGGGCGGACCAAATGACACAACTGGAACCAACACTTGGGTTACTAGGGGATTTGTAGGCAAGTATTGGCAAGGTGCTTTATGTTGGACTATAGATACAAAGTACCCGATTGTAGCCCAAATAAAGATTGAAGGACCTAAGAAAACTTATACTTCTCACCTTCGTCAGTTTAAGGCTTGGTCTCCCCCATATGAACTCCCGGCTGATATGGTGACACCCGCTCCAGAAGCAACCGTAGATGTAGTTCAATAGAGTATACTAAAATTCCCCTTAGAAAAAGGATAGACATGACTATAGAGTATGTTTCATGGAAGGCGGGCGACCCGAAGATTAAGCCTGCTCCACAAGTAATTAAGCCAAAGACTTGGACTCAACTTGATTTTGGTGCGCAAGATTCAATCGTTCCTAAGAACTCAGGTATTGCTAACTGGGCGTTTTACTTAAACATAAGTAAAGACGGCGGAGCAAAGCATATGAAAATTCGCTTCACTCGCGATATCGGAACTAAAGATGCAGACTTTACTGGTCAGAGAATGCTTGACTTAACATTAGACAACATTCACTCTGGTACTTGGTTCTTTAAGGCTAACAAAGGTCAACCAGTTGGTCTTGAGGTGTATCACGAAGGAACTACTCCTATGACCATCGTCACTCGTGAGTTTAAGATGTGGATTCCATAACATTTAATCCGAAGAGGCGGTAGATTTTTCTACCGTCTTTTCTTTTTTCCAAACGCGGAAAAATCCAAGTTCAGAACCAATCACACGAACTCTTTCATAAACCCCTGTGCGGACACCTTCTGTATCAGAACCTGCTTGGTCACTTGTCGTATCACCCTCGACAACTTCATAACCAACTGGTAACCCCCACTTGCGAATCACCCCAACAACAATACCTACATGGGTCGCTCTTCCCTCTTTTTCAAAGTCATAGAACGCTAGGTCTCCCGCTTTAACTCTCCACCATTGTATCTGTTCAGAGTTTTCTCTTAGCCGTTCGTAACCAATATTACAAGATGCAAACCCCTTTTTACTTGAAACTTCAACTAACTCGCTCAAACCATTTTTCGCAAAGCACCACGAAACAAACATGGCAGAATACGGATTGTTGTTTAACCCGTACCACTTTCCATACTTGCTATCTCGATTAGGTCCGTTGGTATAACCAACCTCTTCTAAGGCAGTACCGACAAGTTCGGAAATCTTAATCTTCAATAGAGTTTGCATTTTCGAGTTTCTTTTCCTCTTTACGCTCTTTCACAATATTCTCTACTGTTTTGTTCTTCCAGTGTACCGTCTTGACTCTAGACACATAGAACGAACGGAACACAGAGTACCCTTTTCGACCACCGACAACATCAATCCATTCAGCAGTTGGAGTCTTAACGTGCTTAACAAATCTGAATCTACCTGCTTCACCAGTGATAGATAGTTCTGTACCAGCAACTACAGTTCGACCATTAACTTGAATCTCGTTCTTTACTGTCCAAGTATCTGGATATGCTTTGGTTTTTCCCTTGCTAGATTTTTTCACCATGCTTAGACCTTATCATACCTTCCTGACATAAGCAAATCCCCTGCGAGTTACAAGGTCAAAACTATTTTCCATGATACTGTTTATTCTATGCCTGAAGTATCAATCCCAACGAGTGTACCAACTGCTGGTGACTTATTCGACGCAAAGACGAAACAACTTGCGCGTTTTTGCGAAGAACCAGCGTGGTCTGCCTATAACCCGTCTATCTGCTACACAGAAGAGCACGGGTATCTCGTACTGCTACGTTCCTCAAACGGCTGGCTACGCGACCACAGACCAGAGTGGCAAGTAGAAACAGGTGACGAACTTACCACCGAAGATTCTTACGAGAACCCAGGAGAGTGGTATCAGGCTTCATACATTAACTCCGTTCTAGGAACAGAGAAGCATTTTAGAAATAGAATGTTTCTTGCAAGTCTAAACACAAAAACACTTAATCTTTCTTACTTGAAAGAGATAGACCTAACTCAGGCTTACTCACAAGCCCCCGCAAAACTTATAAGAGGAATAGAAGATGGAAGACTCTACTACGACGGAGAAACGCTACGAATCTCTGCGACGGTATTTGAAATTGGGCACATTAATGTTGCTCGTATTTGTTCTGTTGAACTGGACTTAAGCGGAGACACTCCACGCGGTGTTTCGTTCGAGATGTTTGACTCTCCTATTAACGAAGATACCGTTGAAAAGAATTGGATGCCAGTTCATAAGTCATCTATTTTCAACCCGGAAGATGTAACTTTTGATTATCTTTATTCTTCAGGAAAGACCTACACAATCAAAGACCGTTCCCTAAAAGAAGTTGGTGGACCAGCACCGTCCGTCCGAGGTGGCTCACAACTTATCGGTTTAGAGAACGGAACCATGCTTGCAATTGTTCACCAGTGCGTTTCAGCCGAGTACATTAGATTTGCTAATCTAACCAAAGAAGCACTATTCCGTCGTCGTTATGTTCACCGCTTTATTCAATACGACGAAAAGGGAAGAATCATAAAGGTTTCCGATATGTTTAACTTCCTAAACAAGTCAATAGAGTTTGCAGGTGGAATGGCAATACACGATAACAAACTCCTAGTTAGTTTTGGTGTCCTAGATTCATCATCACACATAGCATCCATCCCCCTTAAAAACGTCTTGGCGAATCTTCGTCCTCCTCGTATTTAAGTCCTATGAAGTCGACAAAATCGAACTTCCCATTATAGAGGAACAATGAGCGAAGACGATAACAATGAACCCGAAGAAGAAGTGGATGGCATGATTGACTTCCTCATTGCATCAGGCGCTTTAGAACTTACTTCTATAGATAAAAACGGAGACCCTGTTTACAGGATTACTAGTATTTGTAGAGACTTATTTCCTGACCTTTATTATGAACATATGAAGAATGCGGACGACACTGCTTTTGCTTTATGGCAAAAAGGTTTACTAGAGATTTCCTTTGCTGAAAACGGTACTAATTACATCACAATGTCCGCCGAGAACTACTTAAGATATCTAGATATTGCTGACCAGTTATCTGAAGACGAAGAAAGTCTTATGTTTGTCTTGATAAATAAGAACATTCTGGACGCTCAGTAGGACTTGACATCATTCTAGGTTTCCTATAATCTACAGATAGTTCTTGATGTATCAGGCTTTTTCAACTCAGTTCCTTTGGTACATCAAGACTTTTCGCAGAAATGTGGTTTGTTCTCCTTTCCTACATTTTTTTGGAAGCGCGTTGTCCCGGCACTTGCGAACACGGGGCACACACAAAAACCGCCCCACCGAATCTGATTCTGCGTAGGGCGGTTTATTAATTTATTCAATTTTATAGTCTTCTAAACTGGACTTTCTTACTCCAGATTTTCTCAATCTTTACTGCTCTGCCTGGTTTCGGAGAATGTAAAACTTCTCCGTTTCCTGCATAGATTCCGACGTGGTAAACATGACCACCTGACGAAAAGAAAAACACCAAGTCACCGACTTGAGCGTCCTCACGAGAAACCTTTTTTGATTCCTTGTATTGACCTCCAGTAGTTCTTGCTATTTCCTTACCTTTCTTCTTGTAGATGTACTGGGTAAACCCAGAACAGTCAAAACACTTAGGATTTGTTCCACCCTTGCAGTAAGGGATTCCTAAATACTTTAGACCAATTTTGTACGTGGATATAGGCTTTGCTAGGAAACTTTCACTAGCCCTAGCCTTAGTCTTTACTTCTCCTAGAGTTATATTCGACTTTACTGATAATTCATTAGCGTTGGCTTGACCCTGGGTTACTGGTGGCGATACGACCATAGCGGACATAAGAAGCGCAGTAACGGTGGTCAAAACCTTGGTTCTGACTAACATCACCACTAGTTTACCAGATTGGTATAATATTCGCCAAACCCAAACCTTAAAAACCCCACTAAAACGGTTTTTTGATTTGTCGGATTCTAAAGTTTTTTATCCTGTGAAGTCTGAAAAAATGACTTTTCTATTATAGAATATCTAAAACTGCTACTTTTTCTTCTTGTTTTTTCTGTCAGCAGGCTTTTTTGCGTATCCAACACTCTTTTTCTGCTCGGCAAGCCACTCATCATAATGAGACTCGACAACCCAAATTTGCTTGTGATGACCGAACACAGCACCTGTATGAGCAACCATGCGGATTCCTAGCGACTGTACGCGCTCACAGAACGTCAAATCCTCAGAGAGCCACTTATTCTCTCCAATTGGACCGTCTTGGAACCAAGCCCAGTCCTCACCAAAATGCTTACTGTATCCCTTACGAACTTCCTCAAGGACAGAGCGGTGAATTAGCATAGCGCCAGTTCCCGCTGCGTAAATCTCAACTAGGGAATTCTTTGGGTAGTCGTAGAACGGCTGAATGCCCATAGGCAAATCATGCTTCACAAAGATAAGTGGAATAGGCTCCAACTTCCCTGGCTCTGGAACGGTTCCAGTGAAGTAGAGTCCGCTAACAAAAGGGTACTCGTCTTTGTCTGCACTGTTCACAAGTTTATCAAAACCGTCTTGACTAATGTACTCATCAGCATCAACAATAAATAACCAGTCATCTGTTGTTCCTTCAAGGAAGGTTTTAACTTGAATGTTACGACTCTTGGCTAGTAAGCCAAGTCCTTGGATGCTATGAAAGTTGCTAACTCTCTTAGGGTTTTGCTTAATTAGATTCATTATACTATGCGCAAAGAACGCATCAACTTCACCGTGGTGACACCAACTAATACATACTGTTTCATTATCCTGCATGGGAAAACGATAGCACATCAGTATTGTTTTCTCCATCCAACAGGCGTATGATTTACCTATGACTGATGAACTATGGCACAAATTAGAACGCTCAAACTCACCCCTGACTTCTCTAGTGCAGATGGATGATGTTACAGAAGACCTAATTAAACCATTTGACTATCAGTCAGAAGGTGAAGAATCCTTCTACCCATATCTAGTCCCTCTAGATATTCCTAAGGACTTCGGTATCGGAGTCATTGTTGGAGCCTCTGGCACGGGCAAGTCGACTCTTCTCAAATCATTGGGTAGCCCAATACATCCCGAATGGTCAGCACAATCTATTGCTTCTCACTTTGAGAGCGCAGTAGAGGCAAATGAGAAGTTCTCGGCGGCGGGTTTAATGTCCGTGCCAGATTGGGTAAAGCCTTACAACGTCTTATCTACTGGTCAAAAATTCCGAGCAGACCTTGCTCGCTCTCTTTACGACGGCGCAGCCATTGACGAATTCACTTCTGTAATTGATAGGACTGTTGCCAAGGCAGCGTCTACGGCTATGTCTCGATATGTACGCAAGAACGGAATACGCAACATTGTTCTAGCAACCTGCCACAGAGATGTCCTCGAGTATTTAGAACCAGACTGGGTAATTGACACAGACCGTGGCGAGTGGACTACTGGGAGGTCACTTCGGCGACCAGAACTGGACATCACGGTTTATCCTTGCTCAAACGAAGTTTGGGGCTACTTCGCTAAG